ACTCTCAAGAACGTGAGGTCTCTCGGGTTTAAAACCCAAGATCTCTCAGAACTGCCCATGTTTATGGGTGAGTTCTTCAAAAGAGTGTTCGCTACAGACGGTAGTATCCTTCCCGACCCTTGTGTCGACAGCGTCAGAGTAATAAGGCAAATCACCTTGTATAATTACAAGTATGAAGAACCGTATACCGATGAACAAAGTCAACACGTTATTGATCAGTTTGAGAAAACTGATCGTGACTGTGAACGGGTCAACGCTGAGTGCAATCAAATTGCTCACAGCCTTGACAACAGTGATCCTCACAATCGTCGCCACCGTAAGGCGGTTACGAAAGAAGAAATCACGAGGGAAGCTCGCATATTACTTAGTAATCTGCTCGCTCACTTCGACCCACTCGACATCTCTCCGAGACACGGACCTGGGACAGTTGCTACAAAGCAGCTGCCTTGGGATAAGTATCTCTTTAGAAATGTGTCGAGCAGGATCACGGACGTATACCCGCTTGATGCATATTTCTTTGCGTCAATGGGACACGTCTGTGACTCTCTTGAAGCCAATAGTTTTCCTGATGCGCGCGAAAGCGCAACGTCAGGCGGCTTCGAGACTCGTAATGAGGTTACACCAGATGATCGCACTGATTCGCTCGACCCGCGAGGGCCTAGAGAAGCAGTTCGACAATCACGGCCTTGTATTAACAAGGCTTTGACGTACTCGATATCGAGTATACTGGATATAACCTCTCAGTCTTTACCAGCACGAGTTATTCTCGTACCTAAAGATTCCCGTGGGCCTCGTCTCATCTCATGTGAACCCGTTGATTATCAATGGGTTCAACAGGGATTGGGCAGAGCCCTCGTTCGTCATGTTGAGGCACACCCTCTCACTAGAGAGCATGTGCTTTTCACTAACCAAGAAGTTAATCGGTGGGCCGCCCTTTATGGGTCGGCCACTGGTAAATACGCAACACTTGACTTGAAAGAGGCAAGTGACCGTATAACAACCGGGTTAGTATCACTACTGTTTCCGAGTCACATTTATATGTGCTTGGATGCGTGTAGGAGTTTGTCGACAGTGCTACCAGATGGTAGAGTCTTAAAACTCCAGAAATATGCCCCGATGGGAAGCTGTTTGTGCTTCCCTGTCATGGCATTGTGTATCTGGGCGATTCTATCTGCGGCAGCACCTGACGCGGATACTCGTGAGAGTATCCTTGTGTATGGTGATGACGTGATCGTCCCAACGGCGTATGCCGTGTACGCGATCGAACAACTAGAGTCATTTGGTTTACTTGTAAACCGTGACAAGAGTTGCATCAGTGGACTCTTTAGAGAGTCGTGTGGCACAGATGCCTTCAATGGCAAAGATGTCACTCCAGTTCGTTGTCGAACTGTCTGGTCGTCAGAACCTCGCCCTGACGCTTATGCTAGTTGGATTAGCTATGCTAATTCCTTCTATGATAAACGTTACTACCACGTTTACGATTATATCGTAGGCATGTTGCACCGTGTATACGGAGACATACCGGACAAGAGCTGTAATGTTACAGCACCTAGTCTACGTGTCGTATCAGATGATAAGAGACCTAAGCGAACCCGAGTTAACAGAAAGTTAACAAACGATTATCATCGTTTGGTAACAGAAGTTAACGTATGGGACCTTAAGTCCCCATCAATAATTAAGTCCATCGATGGCTGGGCAATGCTTCTGCGCTACTTTTCTAGTGCGCAGAATGTGAGCGAAGAAGAAATGATATTCTCAGAAATGAGGAATCGTATCTTTCTCGCCACACGCAATGTCTCGAGTGTGTCTGAAAGGACACGCGAGCACGGTCGGTGGAATGATGGAGCGTCGGACGCCTCACTCTATAGTGATCGCGCTCCGTTTTCTGTCAGGTTATACACACGCCCTCGGACCAGCATGCTGGTACGGCGGTGGCGATGAGTAATTGTACTTACCCCGCGAGGGGATAGTACAGGCTGGGATTAGCAG